TTGTACATCTGTTTAACTCCCTCATTATTTATATTTTTATTTAATACACCTTCTACAATTAACTTAGCAATACCTTCATGACCTAGTTTCTTAGCTTTATCATAATCTTCTTTATTATCACAGAAGAAACTTTCAATTAATACTGCTGTAGGCTTTGAACTATTTAAGATATATAATCTTTTATCTAATTTAGCACCTCTATTTTTAAATACTGTACCTAGTTTATCACATATTCTAGTTGCATACTCTAAGCCTTTATTACTATAATATAGGACTTCTGAACCTTTACCTTGACCGTTACTTGCATTTAAATGTAACTCTATAAGTAAATCATATCCTCCACTATTAACTCTAGGTATTTTATAAGACTTTTCTTCATTCTTAGTTTTAAACTGCTTTTCTGGGCATATTATTACATCTACCTTATGCCCTTCTTTTCTAAATGTATCTGCTAATACTGGTGCAAGAGATTTGTTGTATTGATACTCGTTAACTACTCCATCAGCAGAAGTACATGCTCCACTTTTTAAAATACTGTGTCCTACTGTTATACATATTTTCATTATTTACTACCTCCTTTAACATTTAATTCATCTGTCATAGTATCTAATAAACTACCTATTTTCTCTTTTAATCGTTTAGGAACTGGTAATCCACATAAGTACATATTTTTTAATATACTTACACTTTCATATAGAATAAATAAAATAGAGAAAAATTCAGATATTCCAAGATGATTTAATCGCAAAAAATCAACCCAATCTTGTGGCAACATAAATAAAAAGTTAAACTTTGTAAGAATGTCAACTACTGCTAGAAAAAATATACATGCTATCATTGCTACTTTTCTTATTCCTCCATTTATTCCAAAAGAGCTATTAAACTGATGTGTTTTTATTGCTCTTAAGCAACCTAACAGTGTATCAAATGCTATTGCTAATATTACTAATTTTATAAATATATTTGTTGCTAAAAAAACTATTGTTACGTTCATATTTCCTCCTTATTCTGCATTAAAATAAGACTTAGAAATTATCTAAGTCTATTTAAAAGAACTACGCTATATAGTCCTCTCTTACAATTTCTTTATATTCACTTGCTGTTATCTTATTCTTTGTAACCGCTGTTTTAACTTGCTCTTTAGTCCAATTACCATTATTATAGAAATCTGTTATTATCTTATACCAATTCATACTATATCACCCCATTACTCATTAATTGAAATGTTAAATCTGCTATTGTTTGTTCTGTAGAATTTACTTTATCTTCTATGCTACTTTTAATATCTGTATATCTATAGAAAACCTCTTTAGTATCTATATTTATAAATAACTTTGTTTCTTTATTTTCTGTGTATTTTGGTGTTGGTAATTCCTCGACCAAAATTCCTTGTTTTAAGTTTTCCTCCGATAACAAATTTGGTTCATAGTGTATCATACCAACATATTTTATATTTTGTTCCTCTGTGTCTAGTAAATTTCCTAAATAAATCATAATTCCTCTCCTTTTTCATCTGAATAAACCTTTTTTGATAATATATTTCTGTGAATGCCACCACCAATAAAAAAAATTATATTGTTTATTATAAACATACCTTTTTGAGGATTTGTGTTAATGAGCGTTCGGTAGCTATTAACTTCTTTAAGAGTATTTAAATTTATTTTTATAAATGGGCTACTAGAAAGTGAATTAAATGTATATATATATCCATTATATATTTCAAAATTTTCATATCTATCTGACCCACCATAAGTAATCAAATTTAGATTTGCATCATATTTTGCTAATCCACTTTTTTTACCACTCTCAACTTCTATGCTTCTGCTACTATCAGATACAAAAACAAAATCATTTAAAAACTTAATGTTTTTTTCATATAAATATCCTCCAATTCTAAAACTTTTCGCAACACTAAAATCAAAATTTATTTTAGTTAGGTAACATTCTGTAAGACCACTTGAATTTGAGTGTTCTGTTGTAGCATAAATACCATTATTATTACATACAAATTTGCCTCTTTCAAAGTCATAAATTCTATCAGAGGACATATCTTTAGTTAGCATTATATACATATCCGATATTCTTATTTTGTGAAGTATTGAAGAAGTCTCATCTCCATATATTCCATAAATAAATTCCCCATAAGTACATAGCTTATAATAAGAACCTTCTATTGACTGTGCTTCATTTCCTGTTAACTTATTTATTTTATATAATTTAGTATTGTCAGATATAAATAAATACTCTTGAGTAACACAGATACATGAGAAGTTAGCATTGGCTAAAGTAATATCAAAAATTACAGATTCATCAATTGCATTAATTTTAATTAAATGTGTACCTTTAATTGCATAAAAATAGGGTTCTTCATATTCTAATGCTTTTAAACTCCCACTATATTTTTCAATATATTTTATAGCACCATTTGTAACCAAATATGAAGAATAACTATTTGCAAGTATTGTTTCTCTTAAATCTAATCTCCCCTCTTTTATATCAATTTTATTCTTTATTTCTTCCCATGTATCGCTTGTAGTAACATCTGCACCTTTGGAGTTTAATGCTGTTACTACATTACTTTTAGCATTAACTCCATTTTGAAAAACCTCTTTCAATGCTCCTTCTACATTATCACTTGTAAAGTTATTTTCTGTATCTTCTATAGTTACATTCTTTGCTTCTAATACAAGATTTCTAACTTTATTAACTAACTCTTTAAAAGTCATTTAGTCACCTTCTTTCAATAAAAAAGAACCCTCTATATAGTTGGTTCTGCTTCTTCGACTACTCCACTTTCTCTAATTATATAATCCTCTACTGCTTTTCTGTATTCTGCATTAGTTACATCATCCAGTTCAAATTCTCGATTTTTTAAAGGGTTTAAGCCTCCGTTTAATATTCTCTCTGCTAATATTCTTACCACAACATTATTTATATTCATTATAAAATTCCTCCTACTTTCTTATTTTCATTTAATAAAATTTGATTTTCTAACTCTTGTATTCTTTTTTCTTCCTCCGAGATAAATACTGGTATTTCTTCTAAAATTGGTTCTTTTGTTTCTATATTTATACCTATAATTCTATTTCTTGTATAGTCTATACTTCCATACTCAACATCAATATAATGTAATTCTGTTATTGTATCATGTTCTAGTATATCTCCTGTTGCTTCCCCTGTCTGTAGCAGTATTTTGCCTGTCTGGTCGTAAATTATTCTATTTGCTCTATCCATTTTATCACCTCATTTATTAAATAAATTTTATAGCTTGCCATTTAAAAGAAGAACCTTGTCTTGAACAAGGAAGTTGTATACCTCTATTATCCATATAAACATCACGTTCATTTAATTTAAGAACCTCACCTCCAACTTTAAAATCTTGTAAATATGATGTTAGACGATAATAATGAGCAGTAATTACAAAATCTTGAGTGAAAATACCACGACAAGCAAAAACAAAATATTTATGAAAATAACCATCATCAATTAATTCAAAAGTAGTAAAAAATATATTAGGAACAAAATTAAGTCCGTTAATTTGAATGGCTCCAGGAAATAGGAACAGATAGTCACTATTAAAATAAAATCCTTTTGTATTAGTACAATAATTAACAACACTATTGCCACTAGCAACTTTATATTTAGAATTTAACTGACTTATAGTGTTATTAGCTTGTGTTAACTGGTTCATCAAATCCTGTACACTAGCGTCTGAACTATCAAAACTTGTTTTTATTTTCTCTGACAACTCGACTAATGTGTTATTTAAACTTGCTTCTATATTCTTTAGTGCCAAAGTGTTTATAATACTTGTTTTACCAGTCTTAAATCCTGCATTAACTTCAACTAGTTTAGTAGATATATCATTTAAATTAACATTTTCGGGCAATGGCATTATATTCTTACTTATACTGACAGCTTTTTCTGCTGTAGCATTATTACTGTCTGTAACAACTATTTTAAGTGTGTGTAGTGCATTATCTTCTAGTGTATAGTTAATTGTTTTTTCTTCTGTTAAATCTGTTGTTATAGTTTCTTTTAATACATCATCTATAAAATATTCTATCTTAGTCAATAAAGTAGGGTCAGTGTGGTCAGCTTTGAATGTTGCTTGTGTAGAATTATAAGATGATATATTTAAAAATGGTAATGATTGAAGTAAAGTTATTTGTGCGTAACCATAAGCACCAGCAGTATTTCCACCCGGTGTCATAACAATATTATCAAAATAATATTCAGATGTTGGTGTGTAGCCAGTAGGCTTATAACTGTCTTTAGTCAATACATAACTACTTCCACCTCCACCTGCTCCTACACCATTCATGCCTGCACCACCAAACCAGCCACCTCCGCCGCCTTCGCCAGTTGAATCTTTAACAGAACACCCTTTTCCAAAACTTCCGTTTTCTGTATTTACACGACCAATACCACCTTGATATTGAGTACCACCGGGACGGTATCTGTCATTAGAACTATACCCAGTACCTCCTTCTAATCCTCCTCCTGCACCACCAGTGGAAGGATAATATGAACCTCCGCCACCACCTGCGACAATTATACGAGATAGCAAACCTTGCTCATTATCCCAAGCACCACCAACAAGTCTTATATCGGTAGCACCACCACCGTACATAGAATAATAAGTACCCATAATCTGTTGATTTAAATAACCTTTACCACCGCCATTAAAACCACTTTTAGTGTTATTACTCGTAGATGAAGAAGCAAAACCACTTTCGCCGACGTAAACATATAATGTAGTTTGTTTTTTTAATGTAATTTCACCTTTAGAATATCCGCCTTTAGCATCAGTATACCAAGAAGAATTGTTGATACCTCCAGAAGAACCCCAGCATTCAAATTTATATTTGCCAGGTTTCAATATAACACTTTGTGGCGAACCATTGTACCCAAAGTTCCATTCTGTCTGCATTTTCTCACTCTCCTTTAACAATAAGTTATCAACTCATTTACACTTGTTGCAATACTAGATAAACCACCATTTACTTTTTCTTCTATATTAATCAATCTATCCTCGATTTTCTTAGACGAATAAGTAGTCATTTCAGACACTCTGTTATCATCCACAGTCGCATTAATAAAATGAGTTTCTGCATTTCCATTTATCACATAAACGTTTAACTCAGCTTTTACTTCACTTCTAATTTCTATAGAATTATCATCTATAATTTTAAAGTTTGTAACTACATTTTCTTTTGTAGTAACATCTATAATATTTACAACTATTCTCTGTGTTAATAAACTATGTGTTACAGTTGCTTTGAATCCATTTTCTGCATCCTCAACCCAATCGTCAATTGTTATTGTTTGAGTAGATGCCACATTAGAGCCACCTGCAATAAGTTGGTCAATTTTAATATTTTGTTTCTCATTTTCTGTGTCAATTCTAGTATTTAACTCTGTTTTAGCAGTTTCTAAATTATTTGTTAATTCTGTTTTAGTTGTATCTATTTTAGTATTAACAGTACCTATTTTAGTTTCTAAGTCTTGTATATCTTTGAGTGTTGCAAAGATTATTGTTGGGTCAATTTTAAGTTCTATATTATT